CCTAATGATGGAATTACCCTCGCTACACGACGTGTCGGAGCTCATAATCGCAATTGGGGTACTGGCGGGAACAGTGCGCTCATTCATGAATGGGGCTAAGCTAGAGACAATTCACAAGGCAACGAATTCGCTCACGGATCGCCTTGTGGAGACCACGGCGGAGAAGTCGGATGCGGCGGGGTATGCACGGGGGCGGCAGCAGAATCGACCGCCCTAACGCGTCGGTCTAAAGAGCCTATCGTTTCTAATGAGCATCAAACAACGCTCCAAGGCCTGCGCAGCGGTTTCACCCTGACTAGAGTAGTCACCGTTGTACTCTCCAAGATCAACTGCATAGTGACCACCGGCCATAACTCGCCATTCGGTATCATCTAGAAATAAGGCGACGGCTCGTATGGTTGTGTCGCCGCGCTTTGTGATATCAGGTAGTTCTTGTTTTATCATTCGCATCAACATTTCAATAGACATTATTGCCTCTTATTTTGTGGGCCTAAACCATCGCTGCCCGTGCTTATCAATCCCCCGGTGGGTAATTTTGCCGCTTGCTGTCATAATCTCGATGACGCGGAGGATGCTATGCAAGGGCACCCGCGTTCGGGCAAAGTTCACGATTTGGTGCTCGGGGACCCCATCGCCCTTGTCGGCTACCTTGATGTAGTGATAGATTTCGTCGATGGCTCTGGCGTCGGTGCCGGTAGAGCCGGCCGTGAAGATGTCGGGCATGAAGGCTTCGGCTTCGAGTAACCAACCCATAGCTCGATTGAAATCATCTTTCGTAAGCAATAGAACATCACCCTTATCAGCGGCTGAGACCATACTGAGTTTATATAAGTGGACTCGCCTCCTGGTTTTATAATGCAGAAGCTTGGGATGGTCAACAACGGGCGGCTCGCCAAGGGCACGCCAATCGTTAACTGCATTCCTATATTCAGATGTGACTTTAAACTCTCCACCTAGCCCTCCTATCATCTTAATATCGTTGATGAGGTCCTTATCGACCTCGACGGCCGTGTCTGCGAAGTCATCCCCGACGATTCGCTCGTCGCTGTAGATCAAGATCACTCGAGAGGTGAATCCTTGATCCCAGGCGGATTCGGGCATGAGGTTGATGAGGTTGCTGGGGGTGGTGCCCGACAATAAGTTAACCTGAGGTCGATCGATCTTAATTTTAATATCTCTCCCACGACGTGATTGGGCATAAGGGTCTGGATCGTAAAATGCGGAGAGTAGTCCCACCATCTCGTCATTGTACTTATGCATGAAAGCGGTGAGCTCTTCTGCGGTAATTGTCGTGTTGTAATATTCCAGAGGTGGATCAGGAAGTCGAGCAATAAAACGCTTACTAGCAGCGAGAGTATCAACAAGAGAAGCGCCGGTAAGAGAAGTAGGCGCAAAATGAAACTCCGGTATCTCATTCATAAACCTCTTTGCCATGCGGATGATTCGGTTCTTGCCCACACCGGGATTGCCAACGATGAAGACGTAGAGATTTGGATACAAGGGGCTTGAGGTCTGTAGCCAACATCGCATCTCCAACGCTGAGGCGATCGTGAAGATCCCCGACCACTTGCGAAAGAGTAGTGGCGAGTCCGTATTAGCCGTATGCTCGACGAATCGGTCGATCCAAGATGGAAGTCTCCTTTTGCCGAGTGCGGCCTTGGTCGTTGGGGGTATATTCCCGAAGCCCATCTGGATTGGTTCGTGCATGGTATTCCCCCCGATTGAATCCGACTTTGACTTCGTACGGGACGGTAAGGGTACGACCATGTCCAATGTCGATTGGTACTTCGAGTTGCTTGAGGAGCTTGGGAACGATTTCATCTTCCAAATCTTTTGGGTATTGGTATACAAGGCCGTCGTGCTCATGCATCATGAGGGTGGCCGTACGCTGCCACCAGATGTTGAGCATGCCATTGTTGACGATATAGGCTTCGGAGTTTTGAGGGTCATAGGCAATGGCTTGACGGATAGTATCGGGGTCGTTTCGACGGTCCCAGAACCAACGTTTGCGGCCAGTGATGCCGATGATGAAGCCAGTGATGGCTAGTTGTTGGGCAACCCATAGGTGCCATTCGTCATGAGTCGGAAAGGCGGACATGTATTTGGGTTGGAAGGCGATCACCAGTTCTATGGGGACCCCTGTTTGTTGACTAAGCGTTGGAGGCGCACCCCCAAAGTTAGTTGCATGTCCGAGCTTCTTACACAGGTCTCGATGTGTAAAGTGTCGATAGAAAGGTGCGTCACGGTTATCGCAGAGGGCTTTGTCATACTTGAGGTCTCCACTCCAAGGAAGGTTGGGCCACACTAGCTTCGCGACGACAGTGTGTAGGTCACTACTCTCACACGCATTTAGATAGACTCCGTCCTTAAATAGCTTCCACTCAATCGCACCGACGATGCGACTTTGAATTTGCTTCGCATCGACCTTGCACCATTTCATTCCGGGGTCAGCGATGAACAACGACCGCAGGGCCTCTTCAACGTTCTGTAGGTTCCCGCCAGTGCCATAGATGGAGAAGCTAGAGCTCAGCCGCCCGGTGTTCGTTCCGGCGATGTTGTAGGTGGTTCGTATTCGCCCATCGGGGTCCACTTCAGACTTCAGTTTCTTGATCTTCTCCGCAATGTCGGCCATTGCATTCATGTGGATTAGGATTGGTTGGGTCACAGTATAGCCCATCATCTTTTCCCGCGCCGCGCGATCGACTGTGGGACGACCCTTGCGGCGGATTTCGGGGATTTGAAGTCGGTCGTAGAAGAGTTCGAGGCGGTCCGGAGTCGAGCGCCAGTTGAAATGGCGCATCCCGACGCCTTCTAGAATGATGCGATCGAGGTTGCGTTCGAGGTAATCGAGGTTTTGATGGAGGCTCTCGATGACGTCGGCCTTGCGGGATTGGTCGATGCGAACGCCGCGAAGAGAGACCTCCAGAAGGGGACCTTGAAGGCGCCGGGAGAGGTCGTAGGTGGCTTGGGTTTCGGGACCTAGTTGGGGGAGCATGGCGGCGAGGCACTCGCGGGTGATGCAGCAATCGAGGCCGTTGTATACCCAGTCGCGCTCCATTTGTGTAGGGATGTCGTCGGGGGTGGAGAGGTCGGTGCGAATAATTCTCATCGGTAACTCAGAAAATTGTATGTCTGCCCCTTAGTTCGCTTAAACGAAATGCGACATTTTCTTGCTGTGATGGTTATGATACCATAAAGCCATATATATGAAAGTGGGCTAACAATACACCAGCTGGCTATATGGCAGGGGTACCTACATGGTCTCTCTCGCCAAATGCGTTCCATTTCTCTGCGCAATAACATTATTTATCCCTCCCAATTGTGGTTTCCATTTTGCGTTCCGACTTCCAGGCCCCATGATCAGTAAAAATGGAACCTAAGTAAGCAAGTCCCTTCAAGCTTTCGGGCTGGAGGGCGTGACTGAGGAGCATGGTGTCGTGGATGGCTCCGCGGACGGCGATTCCGTAGGCTCTGAGGAGGAAGGCGATGTCGTAGAGGCCATTTTGAAAGAGTTTGGGGACACACGGATCAACGAGAACGTCACGTATAACTCTCCAAGCTTTGCTCTCGTCCTCTCGAGTCGGCCAATAGCTTCCTGTTGCTGATCGCTCGTCATCGAAAGGTATAACGATCGCCCGAGTGGCTCCTGAAGCGAACCCCAAACAAGTAATTCGTGATCCAGTTGTTTCAATGTCGACAGAAAGGATGTCACATCTGCGGATGTAGTCATTGATGAACCTTTCGATATCTTCGAGCGAGGGCTCGATCCAGATTTCACACGCTGGGCGACGAACATCCCCAAAGGCGTTCTCCCGCCCAGCCTTCGTAAGGTCCGCCACTACAGTGGGTCGATGGGACCACTCTCGGAGGACTGCGGCGGGATGGTAAGTAGGGAGCAACTTATAACCTGACACGCAATGAGTAGACAAGCTAGTGGTACCTCGAAGTTTACCAACCCCGGTCCGCCCACCAAGAGCCCACAGAGCAGTATTACCGAGACACAGGATAAGATTTGGATCGCGAGCAAGGATCTCCTCGGCAAGGCGATCCAACTCTGGTTCGAACTCCCGTCGGATGTACTTGGATGGGAGGAGGGCAGGGTAGCTGGGGATTCCATCAGACTTAGCTCCGCAGAACCATTCGAGGCGATTCGCGGGAGGATGGATATTGAAGACATTGGTCCGATAGATTTCTGGATGTAGGCGCCAAATGGAGTCAATGCTTCGAGGATCACCTCGTCGGTAGTAGTCCGAGATATAATCGCGGTCGATGCTAGAAAGCGTGAGGGCTCGGGCGTC